ACATTTCAATATGAAAGTCTGTGGCAAAGTAGTTGTAATCAAATGCATGATAGAAACTCTTTTCAGCGTGACGTACCCAAGGCTTATCTCCAACTAACCGTCCGAGAAAATCTTGAGGATCATAACTGCCAGCATGCCATAAGCCATGTGTTGTTACCGGAATATTCAGTAGTTCACTCATGTATTTTAAATTTATGATACCAGGATGCCAAGCATCAGTAAACAAAAAATGATCCCCAGGATGTACTGCTCCGGAGCAAAATAGGCGACCCAACTGTTCCACTTGGTTGGCCTTGTAGATGTTAGTCCCGCCAAAATTAAGAAAAGCGCCAGGAGTAGTAGCACTAGGAATATCAGTGGGTCCCGAAATGACTGTAACATTGTGTCCTGCCTTTCGCAAGAGAGCAGGCACATGGGTCTTCCATTGACCTGTGTACCTGGTTTCAACTGCTTCTAGATCAATTAGAAAAACGGTCATTGTTATATCTAGGTTTATTGCCTAAGTAAGGCTTGCGTTCTCCGTTATAAGGACGCTTGCCTCTGGACTTGTAATATTGCCAGTCCTTATAGGACTTAGACTTATACAAGTCTGCTGGGTTGAAATCGATCATTTCAAAACGGCAATGATCGTGCCATGCCTCAAGATCGTCAAAAATCTTGCTGACTTCAGGCTTCATAGTCAGATACTTATCGAGCCACTTTGGCTGAGACATATTAATAACCTCTTATTAAGGAGTAAGTTCTAGGGTTGCTAAGAATTGAATGAAACAGCCATTTTCGCCGTCCTCACTCACCTCAATCCAAATCTCGCGACCTGGATATCTTGCGGTAATGGTTGCTTGTAAATCTCGGGCAATCATTTCGCAGGATTTGTGATCTAGTTGTAGTGTGCCTTCTTTATAAAGGTTTTCCAACCAGCGTTTAAATTGAATAAATTCTATATCTCGGTCATCATGGAATACTTCGATATAAACTTTAAAATGGAACATATGACGATGCGGATTAGCAAGAAAGCTAACGTCATATTCATCGCCGGTGGCTAATTTTTCATCAGTTGCCGCGGCAGGGTAAGCGTGGATTCCTTCCTTTTGAAAGGTAACCCAAATATGTGAGAATTCTGTTTTCATTTTATAATTTCATCCTTTGTATATTCATCCCAATTAGTAAAATACTTACGTTGTGTAACTGCGCCAATTGGAACACACCATACTCCCGGATTGGATACTTCAAATCCTATGTCATCAATCTTAATTGTAGCATTATATCCCAGCTGTTGTAAATAGGGCAATTTCACCGAAATCTGAGGAATAAATTTGCGATATTCTACTAACATACTTTCCAAAAGACCTTCAGTTTCCGAGACGTCAAAATCTAAAGTACACCAGTATCCAGCATCTAAACACCCACAAATCATATCTTCCCAAGGTCTCCAATTACTAATATCATTCACGCCGTTTGTGTGAAAACTTTGATTGGCACCAAAATAGATATGGGTGCAGTTGTTATTTTTTGCTAGGTTAATAATAATCTGTTCGTCATGAACTCCTACTACAAATAATGTACGCATACCAAATGCAGGTGTACGTTCAACTTCTGTACCAATAAAAAATGTTACTTCATTAGACTCTACACCGTCTGCATACGTTCTTTTCATAGGTTCCTCTTTAAACACTAATTTTGCACTACCAATTGTACCTGGCATATCTAAAATTAAAGATTCTTCACTCATTCTTGCTCCGTAAATTCGTCTTCTAACTCTTCTAACTTGTCTTCACTCATAACAGGCATTGCTGTAACTGGAGATACTGATTTATCTAGTACTACAGCTTCATCTTCAAAAAACTTAGTAAAGGTATTTTCAGCATTACCACCACGTAGACGCATACCCATCATATTATTAAGCATAGGTTTAGCATCTTCAATCATCTGAAATGCTTCTGCCTTGGTTGCGGTATTAAACAGTTCTTCTACAAATCTATTAAAATAAAGAATGTTACGTGGAACCCAATCAGAATACTGATCGCTATTAGACTCTGCATCCTTAAGTCTCTTCCAATGACGCCAATCTGGTTGTGCTTTTGCAGTTTCAATATCCATTAATTGATTAGCACGTTGTACTGCAACGATATGACAGTATACATTATGACCCATCATTAGAGCATAAGCAAAACTATCCCAAGAAGTTTTACCTTCTTTGCCAATTTTGTTAAGCATACCAGGAGCATACCAACAAATATCGCCTAAAGTTAACCTACGCCCAATTTCACTTTCAAACGGGAATGGGATATCTGATTTTGCAAGTGCTTTGTTATCTGGTGCTTTGTCCATAATAACTGACCAACGCTTGGTTGTGTGTTGTGCGTTTGTATAAACTAAGCCGTGTGCTGTAGCAATAAAAGGACTAGCACAGTCAAAACTAATTGTAAGTTCTGGATTAATATGCTTACGGATTTGACGTTGAATAGAAGTTAAGTAGCAAGCCCAGTCTAGTTGTGCTGTACCCAAGAAGTGAATCCAGTTTTTGCCTTTTAGTAATCCATCTTCACGCATTGTCATTAGACGTTTAAGTGTGATGTCCATCTTGCACATATTGGCGCCACCAAACGCCCAACCTTCTGCGGCTTTATCACCCCATACTGCTGGATCGCTAAATTCCTTAACACCTTTATACCAATCTTCTGCAGAATCCCAATCCCAACCTTGTAGAACATTTAGGAACTTAGTTTGACCCAGGCGATTCTCTAAGAAGTATTTGTTATTGAATTTGGTCTTTTCTAAACAGTCTTCAACTGTCTTTAATCCTGTTTTTGGACTGTGTACATGGTCGCATGCCCATGTCGGAACGTCAAGCATCATAGACCAATCAGCGGTTAGTTCTAACCATTCTAAGATCTGTTGACGTGTTTTGTTAGCACTAGGTCCTTCAAAATCCATCCAATCAAATTTAAGAACACCCTTACCAATTTGGTACCCGCCGGAGTCGCCTAAAATCATTGTGTTATTTCGATCACGTTGTTGAATCATAGATTCTTGTGTTAGACTTTTATTCAAGTCTAGTTGTGCGTGACCTGCTGAATACAAACCGTATTTGTAAGTGAAATATCCTTGTTCTGGATTAAGGAAGTTCATTCCTTCAATCCCTCGATCGAATCCTGCTGGAATACGATCGTCTGGAATAAATTTTTCTAAACGTTGTTTGGCAATGTATGTACTATAGAAACTACTGATAGCTGGCAAATAGACAGCATAGTCTTTTTGTAATGGGGTTAAATTAACTGGTTGTCTACTCATGGTGCCTGCATTTCCTCTACTACATCTTGGTAAGTATCCCTAGCAAGAGTAGCTGTTATTTTTAATTGTTCTTCGGCTTTTTTAACTGCTTTCATAGCCTCGTCTAAATTTTGTTGAGCAAGACGAACTGCTGGGTGATGATGATCAGCAATTAAAGCCTTAAATGCAAGGTCTTCCATTTGCTTCTCACGTACCCATTTTAACAGATGTTCGGTACTTGCGTCAAGTTTTACAGTTGCATAACTAGTAGGCAAATTATTCCAAACACCTTTATCATAGTATTGGATATCACTGCCTCTAATGCGTAACATACCTTGATAACTATCGCTGTCATTCGAGCTTGTCCAAGGCAGGCTTGTGTTGCCGCCGTCGACTTGAATCCCGCCACTGCCCATTAATCCTTTAATCATATTATGCCTGTGCTGGAATGATATATTTGTAAGATGCTAAACCACTGTCTAAAGTAATTTGTAGCAAACCGTCATCGCTAAAGCTCATTTTAGTATTGTTTACATCGGCAATTTTTAAAATGCTTAATACTTGAGCCACAGGCCATGCCCAACCTTTGGTCAATTTGCCTACTACATTTTCTGCAAAGATAAATTCACCGCCGTGTGTGCTTTGATCACCAAAACTAAATTTTAGTTTATCACCGTCTGTCTTAACTAAGAATGTTGGATGTTCTGCGTTGGCACTTGCTTGGAAATTAAACCGTTGAACTGCGGCTAATGTTGGTTCTAGTTCTAAATGGAATTTTGCACCTTTGAATTTAGGAGCCTTTAGTTTTTCTTCAATTACCGCTTGGTTCATAAAACGGTAATCGTTTTTAAAGTCTCCATTTTTATTCTCAAAGTGAATACCAACTGGCACAGTAACGCCGTTTCGATCACCTTGGACAAGAGTAATATCTGCGTCTTCTCTATATTCAGGACAGTCTAAGTTAATCTTTAACTTGTTAAGTTGTGGCATACCAAACGTACCGATCATTTGCGGATATGGGTTTGTTGTTTCAGCCTCCATAATAACGGTACGATCCTCAGCCATAGAGTTGAATACTGTACTGTTAGCGTCTCCTGTAACTTTTACAATATTTAAAAAACCTAAATTATGTGTATGTGTTACAATATCTTGTAAGATGTCTTTCATTTTATTATCCTTTTGTATATTATATTTAGAAAAAAGTTATTTGTCAAATAAATTTTAGTCAAAACTAAAGAACTTGCCAAATGTATTGTCTTGGGTAGTAGATTCTAAATCCCACTCAAGTACTCCAATTAAATTATCTAGTTTGTTATTGATAATTGTAGTTTCCATTTCAGAGTGATCAAATGGTAATTCCTGAAACCACTTTGGTAAACGTAATTCATCAACTGGATATGCTACTGACGTATATCCTAATGGATTGTCTTTAAGTTTACAAACAATAACTTTCATACCATCAACAATCTGTTGACTGTATTTGTCACCATTCATACGCTTCAACGTATTCCAGTTCATACTAGCACGTACATGTCCTGGAATAGTAATCTTTCCAGCTTTCTTTTCACGTTCTTGGTAGTCGGTAATATTGTTAGCACGTTTTGGTGAACCTTTTTCCCAACCTGGACGGGCTTTGAACTCGGTTCGGAATTCACTAACCATATCTAAAATTTCGGCTTCTTCACTACCGTTTAGAACTTTAGTAAGAACCTCTTCTAAGAACTTTTGCATAAATTCTGGAGTATCTGACCGCTTTAAATCTAAGCCCATGGCTTTAATCTTACCTGGCTTACCTCCAACGTCTTGTCTCTTACCATCCTTATCGTAATACAATACTGCATAACGTTTCTTGGTAATAAACAATCCTTTAATAGCAACTATTTCACGACCTGCTTTAATAACTTCACCACGTGATTTTGGACAATGAAATGCATCTAACATAAACTGAGGGAATGTACCGTTTACGTTATCAGCAATAGTATCGTATAACTGAACTACGGTATCTTTATCCCAAGGTATCTGTCCTTTATCAATATCTTTCTTTAAAGTACTATAAGCACTGAAATAAGCAGAGTCTGTATCACCATAGATAATGCTTTTACCTTTATAGTCATACTCGCCTGTGATTACTTCATTCACTTTGGACGCCATATGCCTTGCAATCTGGCGTCCTGTAAGTGTTGTTGATTGTCCGATCCGTTTATCAAAAAACCTACAACCAGCATTGAGAATAGCGCCGTACAAACTATTAAGATTAATCTTTTTAACAAGTTGGCGCTTGTCCCAGTATTCTTCTTCAATTTTGTTTCCTGCATCTATAGCCTCCTTTAGTTTTTTCTGCATGTCCTTGCGTTCAGCATACCAACGTTTGAGTAGACCAGGTATAACTCCATCCTGTTCATGTGTAAAAATGGTTCCGTTAGCACTTAGCATCCATGGTTGGTTACTTTCAAATATCAAACGATAGACTTCAGCCGCACTTAACACATCACTTTCGCCGGTTTCCCAATCGATTGTAATTTCAAATGCTTTGTCTTTAGACATCACAGCTTCATATTCGAATGTACCAAATTTGTCTTCCCATGCCGCCGCAAATGATTTTTTGTTTAAGGTCATTTGCTCTTCGATAAACTCATCAGTCCTAGTTGGACGTAACTGTCCTACAATAGTCTCTGGACCCATATTCAAAGCACGAATTACAGATGGATACAGTGAGTTAATATCCATTGATCCAATCCAGTCATGAATACCCTTCTTTGGAAACGCTACATAAGCACCTGCGGCTTGATTGTTAGCATCTTCATCTCTACGTGGGCGACTAGGTACAATAAGTCCTCTGTGATGGGCTTCGTTAATAATAGCCTGCTCAGTAACTGCTACTGCACCCATTGTGGTTTGTAGTAATACTGTATTTTCGTGTGCTAGTGTGTTTGCTAGATCTAAGAACTTTAATTTCTTGTCTAGCTTGTCCAACAATGCACAGTCTTGTCTGTTATATTCTATAAACTTTCTGAAATCGTTGTTGTAGAGCTGGTCGAGAGTCCCTTCATAAACTGTTTTGTTCTCTCCGATTTCCATTTCTCCAATAGCATCAAGTCTGTAGGTGTGACGTTCTTCGTATGTATACTTTCTATATAGTTCCAATGAGTCGAGGTGTACCCGGCCCACGAGATCATAAGTGATTGCAGTTTTTCCGTATTTCTCATATTCTCTCTTCTTTGGGAATTGATCCCATAAACAGAAACGTCTTGTATCTTCTTTTGAGAGAACTTTAGTAACACGGTTAACGGTGTACGGAATATCAAAACCTTCCGAATTCCAACCACTTAGTACATCAGCATCTTCAATTAGTTGCAAGAACGTTTCTAACATTTCTGCTTCTGTTTCGAACAAGTGTGTATTAGGAAAATCTTTAACTTGCTCTTGTGCCTGTTCCATTGTTAATGTCTTAGGCGGTACTGCAAGACATACCATTGTTTCCATCCATTGTAGGTAGACAGCAATCGCAGTAATCGGCATAAATGCATCTTCTGGACTTGCATAACCACGTTCTGGATCAAAGTCCACCTCAATATCGAAAAAGGCAGTATGTAGTTTTGGGGGTTCGACTCCTAGATAATTTTCTTCTAGGATTCTAAACACAGCATTAATGTCGCTTTCATATAAACGATGTGTGCTATGTATTTTTTGTTCCTTGATAAAGTCTTTAAAACTTTTACAGGTAATTTTACTTAAGGCTTCTCCATAAATGGATGTATATTTGCCTTTTGATTCGGGATAATAAAATGTATATCGGGCGGGGTAATCTGTAAAGATTCGGCCCTTTTTTGGATCTCGTTCAACAACACGTACTACGTCTTTGTCGCGATCCCAGATGGCATCTACGTAACTCATATTTTCTCCTACCGCTTATGGCCGGTTAACCTTCTTCTTAGCGACTTATGGCTCGCTGTGCCTTACTCAAAAATATTTAGCCAACATCCTAATGAGGCCGACAGAATCAATGCTGACTAGCAGGATGTAGTTAGCCAGCATCCCAAATGATTTCCTAGTATAAGAAGCCCAAGCGTACATAGCGCAACCAGAAATCCAAACGGGATACAAAACAAGAAGCGGAGGGTTGGGTACAGTGAACGCCATTGTAATGCTACAGCCAATGCTGATAGCCCAAGCCAGCAACTCAATACAAAAACGAAACTTATTGCTAGAAAAATCATCTCGAATCCAATCTAAAGTTGGTTTAAAAATTGTATCAATCATTATCGTTAGAACGATTTGGATTTTGAGCGTTGTAATCACTTTCTCGAATAGCGTGTCCGCTAACTTCTACAATAGTTTCTAAGTCATCAAATTCATTGAATACTCGATCCCAATCGCCTTTTTGTGCGATTTTAATTGCTTTACGGATAATGCTTGGTTTAACCTCTAGTTCTTCTGCAACTGCTTTAATGGTATCGCTCAACCCCTCATTAAGGTCTTCGATTTCTTGCAAAACTGTTACGCCTTCAGAAATAAGTTGTTTAATTTTTGCTTGTTCTGGTGCGCCAAATACTTTACTCATAATTAATCTCCTGTGTAGTAATTATATACTGACTACAGGAGATTGTCAAGTCTTGGGCGAGATTTTGGTTATTTGTTTCTGTATGTATGACCTAGCTCGTGTTCGCTCTGGACATAATCTAATATAGTAACCATCATTGATTTGGCAACAGCAATTTTTTCCTGCGCCCATTCGGCTACGTTTTCGTTTTTGGTTAAAATTTCATCTAGTTGTTCAGCACAGCGAACTAAGGTATGTAAATCATTACGTATCATACCGACTTCGTCATTGTATTCACCACCCCCATCAAACTCTTCTGTTGGCATCATGTTATACCCTTGTTGGATATCGTCTGCTTCCATAAATGCTAATTTACCTTCAAGCATGCGAGTTAGTCGATCTTCGTAAGTATGGTCCTGCTCAAACAATTCTGCGGCTAAACTATCGTGTGTCCAACCCTCTACCGGTTTAGATTTATGCTTTGTCTTGCGTGGAATTTCTTTGGCTTTATTTTTGTGTGCGCCAGATTTTGATCCGCCAGTTTTTTGATGAGCAACAGCAATAGGATTGCCCGGTTTAGGCATTTCAACTCCTTTTGCTTTTTTAGTATGCTTCATGGCTTTGACACCTTTTTTATGTTCGTTTATCATTTTATTTCCTCATTCCACTAACTACAATAGAACCTTTAGCACGTTTTCCACTCATCCCACCAAAACCGCCCCCGGCACCAGTACCGCCCCCGGTTGCACTTTCTTTTTCTAAGTCAGCCGCACTCTCTGGTTTTTCTTGTTGTGTTGCTACAGGAAGACTACGATCTTTGCTGATTAATTTTTGTGGTTCGTGTTTTTCTTGACCTGATACAATTTTCTTAGCACGGTTTAACCCGGTTACTATATCAGATAAACTATTCTCGTCTGCTTGATATTTGATTCCAATACCGCCTGCGGCTTCCCAACTGCTAATATTACTGCCTCTGTCATCAATAAGAATGTTAGGGGTACCGTCTGGTTGTTTAGCCCATTTGGCTTTATTTGGAGTAATAATAACTTCGTTTGGACTTTTCTTTAAATTATTTGCAAGCCAAATCTTCTTTTGTTTTTCACTGTTTTCAAAATCCCCACGTAACGGACTTGAACAAATTTTAAATCCAGGAGTGGTCCATCCTAATTTACTAACCATATCGACTAAAGAATCTGTACTTGAAAATTTAGGTAATTTAGCAAAGAAATCTGTACCTACCATTTTTTGTAGTGTAGGATCTGTCTTGGCCGGAGGAATATCTCTGTAGTTGCCGCTATTAACACCTGCAAGTTTAGCATATTCAGAAAAGAAATCACATAGTACCCCGTCCATATCTAAATATATTTCTGGTTTACCGTGTGATTTAACAGAACCTTTTTCTGTAGGCGCTTTGTTTTTACTCATAGCCTGGCCTACAGCATGTCCTATTTTATAAGAAGCATCACCTACGGGTTTCATTATTTTTTACTCTTTTTTGATGTTTGCTTATTCCAGTTGCTTACCGGACTAACTTTATTAACGTCTGCATTTTCTGTACTTCGATCTGAAGTAATACGTACCTTGGGAGTACCAACTAACCCTTGAGTAGCATTTAAAATTTCTTGCTCGGCAGGGGTATATCCAATAGTAACCATTTTCAAACCTGTTGGGCCTGCAACATCCATTTTTTGATCTGGCATACCTGCTACTGCAACACCAAAACGATAGGCTAAGTAACCAGAACTATTATCTAACTCTGGCCAGGCATGTACACCTGGTAATGCACCTAATTGGTCGTGACTCATTTCTTTGCCACCGGCAAAATCACGTGCTTCTCTAACTATAAATTCTTTTGCTCTCATTCTTTTTTCTCGCCTGTTAAGTAGGGTAAACTAAACCATAGTTTAAACCATTCTGGTGTGCCTGGCTTAATATTTTGTTCACGCATAATACGTGCATTTTCTGCGGCAGTGACAGTTATGTTACTACCATTATTTAACGTTTTTTGTGCTCGATACTCGGCTAATCTAGCCTCTCCGCCTAGCCCAGCTAGGTGCTGTACTACCTTAAGCTCATGTATAGGGTCGTTGGGATCTAGATAACAATCGTCATCGCTTTTAGGTAACACATCTTCAGTTGTTATACGATATTGTTTCATTTGCTTTCTAAGATAGAAATTAAATCACTAATAATTGATTCAGCGGCTTTGCCTACTTTAACGCATTTATCATGGCCATTTTCTTGTCCTGCATACTTGTAATCTTTCCAGCATGCTTTGCCGTCTTTGCCTTTTTTCTTTTCGTAACTTTCCCCACCAACAAAATCACCAGACTGTGCTGGCTTATTTTTCTTAGGTCCCTTATTACGCCATTGTCCTGCGGCGCCTAATTTATTTTTATCAGATCCGGCAAATGCTTTTTTAGGTAACATAGATTCATTGGCTACCGCATTACGTTCTGGGTTATCCATCATTCCAACGCCAGCCATAGTTTCTTTTTTAGCAACGTGTTTTTTATATAGTCCAATTAATTCACGCGGTGGAACTAACCATAGGTCGCTAACTTCCCATCTAGTGGCTTTATGAATTAACTCAATTAATTGTTTACGCTTATCCCAAGGCAAATCTTCTTCTTCAAATACAACGTTTTCTGTGGTATGCATATCTGGGGCTCCCATTGGTTCTCCATCATGTGGTGTTGGTGCCGGCTTTTTAATTTTACCAGGCGCAGGTTTTTGTACCGCTGGCTCTGTAATACCCATGCCCTTTTTAGATACATCCATCAAATGATGAATCCATTGTGGAGGCAATTGTTTAGCACCGTATTGTCCACCATTGAACGCATTGTTCCACATAGTAAATGCTTGCTCTGGACTTGAGGTTTTTAATGCGTTACGCAATTTAGTAAAACTCATTCCAGTACCGCGAGGTGTAACTTCTAAATGAACTTTGACATGTTCGTAGCCTTGGAACTTATTAACTGCCTTCATTAGTGCTTGTGCAATAGGCATGTTGGTTTGATCCTCGCCTACCATAATAATAATGTTATCATATCGTGGAGGCTTACCAGGCAACGGATTAATTAATTCGTGTTTAATTTTTTGCATAAGTGTGCCACCTTCCATGGTAACAGCACTAATGTTATCGGCATACTGCGGATACATCATATGCCATGTTTTAATTTTATCAGCAATAGGAATTGGATCATCCTTACCCACAGCGTTGCCCATAAACAAATATGGATCTCCGTTGTCTTGTTTTGCTTTTTTAATAGTGTAATCAAACAACTGCTGATGTCCTACGTGCCCAGCAAAGCTACCAATAGCCACTACCGCAGTTTTATTTTCACCACGTGGACGTTCTGTTCTTGCTGATGCTTTAGCCGCGTTCTTGGCTGAGATAACATCACGTTGTTCTTGACTAGTAACTTTAATAGGACCTAGACGACTGTTAATAACAATGCCTTCGTAATCCTTGCCTAACTTATCTTTGCCAATAATATTTGGATCTGCAATGATGGCTTTTTCTAATGCAACTTTAACAGGTTCAAGCGCGGCTTTTACTTCTGCGGCTTGATCACGTTTCTTGCTAGCCAACATGGCTTTAAATTGCTCAATGTTTTCTAACGGTGGAACCATTGCCGTAACATCTAACGCTTCTTTTTGTGTTAGACCGTTATCAATAAACATTACACTACCTTGCTTGCCTACACTTAATAATTTCTTAATGTACTCTTGACTGTTTGGCAAATCTTCTCCGCTGTCTGCTTCAACAACACGGAAAGGAACTAGTGCTAGTTGTACACCTTGTGGTAATTTGTCATAGTGTATACCTACAAATTTTAATTTACCTTCTGGTGTTTCTGTAGCAAATGGTAGGAATAATACTTCGCATGTAATTTGTTTATTAACTAAAAAGTCCGGTCCTAGTTTGCTGTCAACTAATTTAACAGCGTTCATCATCTCATGAAATAAATCATCGAATGTTTTGGCACGGCCCAATATCTCTGGATCTTCTGTACCTTTTTGTTTGTGATAGTCTAAGAAGCCCGGAGTATAACGTGGTTCTGTACGGCTAGTACCCATGAAAGGCTTGCCTTCTGCGTTCTTACCAAAGCGTCCACCAAAGCCGTCTACTTTAACGTTCAGCGAAATGTTTTCTAATTTGAAACGCCCATTGCCATCGTGAAGTTCATCTAACAAATCTAAAAAGTCTGCAGATTTTAGATCATGCAGGTGTGGCATACCTTTACGTAGTTGTGCTTTGACAGCTGGTTGTTCATCTGCTTCTCTTAAAAAAGATTCTTTTACTTCAGTCTTTTTAGCATTGTACGCTTCTTCGTACTGTTTTGCCATTTGTAAGATTTGCTTACGCATGTTTTTCATGCCAGTGTGATCTAACAAATAATCAATAGCAGTCATTTTAATTTTAAAATCTTCTGTAGGATTATCGGCCTCAATCATTTGTGCGCCATTGCCAAAATTAATCTTTAGGAATTCTTGAATAGCGATTTGTTGTTGGCCTGGATCTAATAATTCTTTCATTAGTTCGACACTACCTACAAAACTACGCATTAACTTTTGTTGATTGCCTTGGGGAGTAACACCAAAGAACAATTCAAACTGTTTGCTCATGTCGCTGATATATTCGCTTTCGTCTGGCTTTAGAGGAACTAAAACAGGTACACCATTAATCTCTTTAGGGACATTTTCATCTTCGTTAGGTTTGCGATATTTTGCACGAACGCCACCACCACCTACGCTTGCTACCGCAAAACTAAAATTAGCATCATGGTATGGCGGAGGAGGATTATCAAAATCTGTAACTTGTTCTTTACCGTCATCGCCGCCGAACACTCGCATGGCTTTATTTTTTCCTGCGCCCGTTGTTTTAGCTATATATTTGTCTGACGGCGCAACCTTAGCCAATGAACGATACAACCATTGTCTAAATACACCTTTGATACCTTCTTCGAGGTCTTCTATCTCACTTC